TATCAGGGTGCTTACTGATGGGAAGAGCGCAAAGCCAATATCTGCGGATCTTTGACAGCAGTACAACCTACGCTCGCTGGCAGACCTATTACGTCAATCAGACCGTTACATTGGACGGGGCGAGCTGGGAATATGCACCGTTTAGTGCAAGTGGAATTGTCGAATCAGGTGCTAGTGGCGGAAAGTCTGTCTCGATCTCAGTGCCGGCGACCAATACCGTTGTCAATGCTTTCAACCTGGCGCTGAGCTTTGGACGATTTTGCGAGCTGAAGATTTATGAGTTTGACAACAGGCTCGATCAGACGGCTCCACAGGCAGGTCAAGTCCTAATTGCTGCCTATACCGCTGAGGTTGTCAATGTTTCCGGCACCTTCACCAGGCTGGACGTTGAGCTGGGCTCTAGCTTGTCTCCTGTAGGGGCTCAAGTGCCTCCGCGCAAGTTCACCAGCTACCTGATCGGCGCACCGCTAAGGATATGAGTCTAAACATTTCGGATCCGCTGTCGTTGCTGCCTTACCAAAGCGGTCTGGCTGATCCGGTGCTGATTGAGGCTGCTGCCCAGGCAGCTGATGATCTGACGGCACAGCAGCAGGCGTACAGAATCGGTGATCCTGTCCCTATCGTTTTTTGCAGGCGGGCCAGCAACAACGGCGGAGTTCTGGTTAGCCCTGGCGCAACTGAGGCACGCTACGAGAACGATGGAGTCACCAATGCACTAACCGTCAGCCTTCACTTAGTGCTCAGTGAGGGCGAGCTGCCAACAATCCCGATTAAAGACGTGTTTGTTGGCCCATGCCGCCAAGGGACATGGGATCAGAACTATGACCGCAGATCCGGCACGTGGTTCCCTGGCAACTTCGTCACCACCGTGTCAGGTAAGCAGCCATGGTCCTGCCCCTACTACTGCGGTACGTCAGGACGTTACGAGGACATGACGACTCTGAGCTATGTCAACACCTTCGTTGACGGCAGCCAGCGATGGAACCAGCAGGTTCACGCTTTTGTGCGTGAAGGCATTCAGATCACTCGTATCATCGACAGCACGCTGGGCCCGAGCAACAACGTCATCGATTTGGCGATCTATCTGATGAACCAGTCCGGCCGGATCCCTAGCACACTGATTGATACTGCTCAGATGCTGGCCGCGGCTAATTTCTGCGAAGTGAATGAACTGTTCTACAACGGTGTTTTTTCTGAAAGTCAGAACCTAGACAGCTGGCTAGAAAGAACTAGCAATGACTTCCTGCTGCGACTTGTCGAGACTGATGGCAAGTTTGGATTCAAACCTCGGCTGCCGGTAAACACCGACCAAACCATCAAGACGACTGCGATTTCGTGGGTCTTTACGTTTACAGAAGACCATTTGCTTCCTGATGGCTTTGAGATCCAATACATCGCTCTAGAGGACCGTCTGCCTGTGTGTCTTCAGATGATGTGGCGGCAGCAGCCTGATGCTGATATTGGTTTTGCCCGCACCACTGAGATTAGATTTACAGGCGAGGCACTTGCTGGACCGTTTGAGCAATACGACTTAAGTCAGTTCTGCACCAGTGAATCACACGCTGTTAAAGTCGGCGCTTATCGCCTGGCGAGGCGCAAATATGTAACGCATACGCTGAGGTTGACAGTACGACCAAGCAGCTATAACAGCACACTGACGCTAGGTGATGTGGTTCGTGTGAGATTGCGTCGTGAGACGGCGACCACTGCACTGGACTATCACGACTATCTCTATGAGGTCGAAAGGATAGAAAAAACTGCGAGTGGAGCTTGCGTTTTTGACCTTACTCATTTACCTATTGATGGCCAAGGTAGAAGTCTGGTGGCACTTGAAGTAGCATCAGCAACTGCCCCAAATGTGAACATATCAGCTGGTCGCAGTGATTACAGCTGTGACGATAATTCAGCTTCAGATAACACTGCGCTTGGCATTGACGGGATTGATTACCCCCCAAGCGGTGGCAATTTTGATCCACCCCTTTTTGATTGGACTGCTGTTGGCATTGATGTGCCAACAGACGACACATGGGCGACTGGTGGTGATCCACCTATAGGCCCTAACGTGTCGCTGCCTAGTGGTTCGCCTAGTGGTGGACCAGCCCCAAATGGTGGATGGAACAATCCATCAGACCCCTTAGAGCAGCCACTAGGTACAGATATAATCACTGGCGCAACTGGGCCCGGTGGCATCCCACAGCCTAGTGATGTCCTTTCTGTATCTGAGACCAATGTTGGATGCCCTGGGCAGGTCTGTTGGTTTAAAATCAACAAAAACACTCTTGTCGAGACTCTAATATCCTGCCAAAACGAACCCATTGGAGGTGCATGGAATCTATCAATTACAACAAGCGAAATCGACTTCTTTATCAAAGCCGTTGGACGCTGCAAAGACCCATCTACGGCAAGTGGCTTTGGAGTGCCTAGAACTCTTGGCGTAGTCGGACCTGTTGAGGAGTTTGAATGCTTCACGTCTGTGACGGTCAACTACACAGAAGAAAACGTGGTAAGTGGGGAAGCTGGCTGTAGCGGTACGTGCGCCCTAACCGGAACCACGACAACCAAGTCAAGGGCATTCTCATCGCCTGTGACCTTAATCAAGGGATACGAAGATGTCAGCTATGGGAAGATCTCCACGACCTGCGGAGGTTCTGCTCAAACCTGGGCGGAATTGACTGGATGTGATTGGATTTTTGGAGTAGGTAATCCATTCCCAGCCGCTAGCGTAACAAGGACCAATGGGGTTACAGATACCTTGATTCTTGCATGGACAGTCTCAAAAACTAGCGGGCAATATATCGCTGGGCAAAAAGTTGCTTACGTATTTCATACAGGCACTAACGGGGCGACTGGTTGCACGGCTGATCAATACGTAATCAATAGCGTGACATACAACAACACAGTCAGCTGCACATAAATCATGGCAACCTTCCCAGCACTAAACCCAGCAACAAGAACGTACGTTCCAGGCACCAGTGCTAGCACCGAGTTCGCTGTGCTCGATGGCTTTGAGACTAGCGTTCGCCATAGCAATGCCTCAGTCAGTCAAATCTTACGAATGACATTCACTAGGCTAAGCTCTGCCGATACGTTCAACCTTGTGAGCCATTATTCTTTGCATGGCACCTTCGAGCCATTTGACTTGAGCGTGACTACGCTTGTCGCAACTAACCTTACCTTCCCATCAGGTTATCTTTGGCGGTATCTATCTGCGCCAGTGATCAATCAGTCTTGTGAAATCACTGATGCTACGGTGGAGCTACAGCTGCTGCCGCCATACTTAATATGACTGCTTACCCTGAGCTGCTGCCATCCGGCTTTGAATACGATTTAGGTGGCCTCAATGTTAGCTCAGAAGACACTTTAATTGGCGCTCCTGTGCTTTTTAGGCACAGCCTGAGGCAAAGCAATTATCGACTCACGTTGACCTACACCAACCTTGTGGAATCACAAGCTACGTTAATTCGCAACCATTACGTTGATTCGGCTGGCAGCAATGTCTCTTTCACGCTGCCGAGTGCAATTTGGGGCAGCACTGATGTAGTGCCTGCCGATGCGCTTTACCGATACGCTTCTAAGCCAGAAGAAGTGCAGCGAGGCGTCTACACAGACATCACTGTTGAGATCGTGGCTTTGATCGGCAATTTCTTGGTTTACAAGCTGATCGGGGAGCCGGCCACTCTTGGTGCTGAAGCTGCGTTCACTTCTTATGCCATGACTGGCACTGCACCGTTTATCCTCGATGGAGATGCTGCTGATCCAGCAACTGCGGCAACCCTTATTCTGAAATCTGGAGGGGCTGAATCATGACGGCAACGACTATTCGCGTGCAGATGGCACAGCGCAGCGATACTGCTGCAAACTGGACATCAGCCAATCCTATTTTGCTGTCTGGTGAGCTTGGCCACGAATCTGACACAGACAAGCTGAAGATCGGTGATGGGACTTCAAATTGGAATGCCCTGACCTATTTGCCGATTGATGGCACATGGACAGGCTCCACCATTGCCGTGGCGTATGGAGGAACTGGCCAAACCACCTACACAGATGGCCAGCTGCTGATTGGCAACAGTACAGGCAACACGCTTGCAAAGGCCACACTTACTGCTGGCACTGGCATCTCAATCACTAACGGCAGCGGCAGCATCACGCTGGCGATTGATTCTGGCACTGCGATTCCTGACCTGACAACGACTGCAACTGCTGGCACGCTGCCTACTGCAGACGGGTCAGTGACTATCGCTGATGCTGCATCGCCTACAAATGCAGAGCTTCTTGAATACTGCGTAGAGCTTGAAACCAAGCTGGAAACAGTTCTAGCAGCACTGCGCACAGCCGGTGTTATTGCTACCTAACACGCTTGGCTAAGATGGCAGCATCTATTGGCGTGCCATGAGTTTGCCTCGCATCGGTGGCTTCTCAGCCCCGGCCACAGCTGATTTTGCTGACCTTGCTTATGACGGAAGCGATCGGCTGATTACGATCACTTACAAGCAGGGTGGATCCGGTGGTGATGTGATCAGTGTGCTCAACATTACCTATGTCAGCACGACCACCAACGTCGATACAATCTTCTGGAGTTAAGCGATGAGCTATAAGTTCAACCCGTTGGTCAGTCTTGGCCTTGATCAAATCGCCAGCTATGACGCCTTAAATGTTCTAGGTACTGTCGCGAATCAAGCGGCGTTGCCTGGTGGCGCAACGACTGGTGACGTTTATCAGGCAGAAGATACAGGGATCTTCTACGTGTGGGATGGTGCTGCTTGGGACAGCATTGGCACTCTCGCTGGTCCTGCGGGTCCAGCAGGTGCAACGGGTCCAGCAGGTGCTGACGGTGCTGACGGTACTGATGGTGCTGACGGTCAAACCATCCTCAACGGTACGGTTGACCCTACAGACAATGTGACTGGTACTGATGGTGACTTTTATATCAACACTACAAGTAACGAAATTT